TGCTGCTATATCGTTTAACGTCCAGAATCAAATGTTGCAGCGATATCGACAACACTGACTCGTATGTGGCCGATGTGTCCGCTGTGGCGTGTTTCATATTCGCTATATTACAGTCGTGAGCAAAGACCGCGAGACGTGACGCACACTCTACTAAATCATTATCGACGACCTTTTCCCCGTCTTTCATGCATATTTCTCCAGTTTCACGGATGATCTTGTATTTGATTGGGGTGTTTGCTTTTGTCAATTCATACCCAATGTTATCAACCGTTGAAATGTAGATCGGATACGGTTCCGATGCCGATGCCGACGCGCCTGACGCGCCCGACGCCGTTTTTTGAATCATTAGTATATACGTATTCACACCTGTTCCGCTACGCTTGAACGACTGCTTCGGCAATTCAATCGATGCAATCACACGATGCCGCAACAATAATCCACGTAGATCCATACACGGTTTCGTCGTATTTCCAACATATCCAGCAGGAACAATCGCAAATAAGATTCCGTCCGGTTTTAATAGCTTGAGGCCTAATTCCAGAAATAGAATACCGATTTCCTGTTTCTTTCTACCAACACCGAGTTCGTAATGTTGTAAGATATTGTCGTCGGTGATCACGGTGCTTGACCCGAAGGGTGGATTCATGGTTACATAATCAAACGCGGGGGCGGGGGCGGTGGCGGGGGCAGCGATCGCCAACGAATTCTTGCATTGGATATGATATCCAGTCTTCTTATTGAGTTCATAATTGAAGCGACAAAGCTCCAGTGCATGCTCATCGATATCCCAGATATGCGTTTCTCCGGTATAATGAACCAATAAATCACCCGTCCCACCTGCAGGGTCTACTGCCGTCTTTCCAGGAATCATCTGTCCTGTTATGAATTCTGAAATCGTCAATGGAGTATAAAACTGGTCAAGCTTGTATCGCGTAAGCTTGCTTCCAAATAGCATGAATATTTCTTGAGAGATCTCCTTGTTTGTAAAATCAATCGCGTTTATGGCGTCCATAATATCACTGAATCGTGGGTCTATAGTCGACGCCGACGCCGTATTGCTCTTCCGCTTTTCGAACAATGTTGTCAATACTCCAATCCGGTCTTCTTGCTTGATTCCTTTATTATGAAGTAGTTGGTTGATGTGATTGATATGCTTGTTATTGGTATTGTCTGCCATTTTCGAGGGATGGTGTGTTTTCGTACTCTACAAATGGTTCATATATAGTTATTTATATCAATTTTATTACGCGATAATAATGAAATGAAATGAAATGAAATGAAATGAATATGAGCTTAAAGGGTTTAAACGGTACACTTTTGATAAATATAGATCAACACACGATATATCAATGTGCGGTATATTTTATTTTCAAACGGTCGGGCGTTTGTCACTTTCCCAACTTAAAACATTACAAGAAAATTCGTTATTGTCTTGTCATCGTGGACCAGATAAGTCTATATTTCTGAAAGATGAAACGCGTGCATGGGGGTTTCATCGCCTTTCTATTAATGGTATGGACCCCGCAGCAGATCAGCCGTTTCACCTTAAAAACTGTCGACTTATTTGTAATGGCGAGATCTACAACTTTCGTCAGCTTATTTCGGAGTTCGGGTTAGAAGCAGAGTATAAAAGCGGATCTGATTGCGAGATTATTATTCATTTGTATCGCAAAATCGGTATACATGATACACTTCGACGCCTGGATGGCGTATTCGGATTTGTATTGCATGATTACGAAAGTGGCGTAACATATGTTGCGAGAGATCCGGTGGGTGTTCGTGCTCTTTATATTGGCGTTAGCCGCCATGATGGAATGTTTGGTGGCGAACACTCGGATTTAACATGTCTTTCATTGAACCCGGACCATTATGGAATATGTATAGCAAGTGAAATGAAATCGATCCATGCGATTTGTGAAACCGTTCTCCAATTTCCGGCGGGTTGTTATATGGAGTACATGGGCGAGGATACTGTAGACGTAACCACCGTTTTTCGATCTTATTATGAATATGCAACTATACAGCGTAATTCAGAATGTACTGCAAATAACTCGATCAATATTTCTCGTTTGGAATGTCAACTTAAAGAAATCCATGTCGATTATTCTTATCCGGATGCAAGTCGCGACGAAGACGACGACATCGCGCTTGAAGAGGATATATGCGCGAATATCCGCAAGTTATTCACAAATGCGGTAGTGAAACGCCTGATGAGTGAACGACCGGTTGGATGTTTACTGTCGGGCGGATTGGATAGTTCACTTGTTACAGCGATCGTTGCAAGAGAATTGAAGTCTCGTGCACCAGATACTGTTCTGAATACATATAGCATTGGTTTAGAAGGATCAGTTGATTTGATATGGGCGCGTCGTGTGGCTGAGCATTTGGGAACATGTCATCATGAAGTTTCGCTTCGAGAGCGTGACTTCTTAGACGCTATCTATGAAACGATTTATCAGACAGAGAGTTACTGCACTACGACGATTCGTGCTTCCGTTGGTAATTACCTTGTGAGTAAATACATTCAACAGCAAACCGACGATGTTGTCATTTACTGCGGAGATATGTCCGATGAGATCTTTGGGTCATATCGCGGTTTCCAGAAAGCACCGAACGACGCAGAGTTTCACAGCGAAAACCAGCGAATGATTCGTGATGTCCGTTTCTTCGATTTACTGCGATCAGATAAGAGCATTAGTGGTGCAGGATTAGAAGCACGCGTACCGTTTGCAGATAAAGAGTTTCTCGCGTATGTTATGCGTATTCCTGCGCGTTTCAAGCGTTTTACAGATGATAAAATGGAGAAATATCTCCTTCGTAAGGCGTTTCAGGATGAAGGGTTGTTGCCCGAAGATGTACTATGGCGCAGAAAAGAGGCGTTTAGTGACGGGGTAAGCTCAGCAGATGGTGGACGAACATGGGTTCAAATGATCAAAGAACATTCTGACCGCTTGGTAACTGATAACGAATACAACAATAAGAATAACTATATGTATTCGATTCATAATCCGCCGTATGACAAAGAAAGCTTTTATTATCGTCGGGTATTTGAGACGATCTACGAAGGACGCGGTGAAACAATCCCGTATTATTGGCGACATCCATTCTGCGAGGGAGTGCTTGACCCATCGGCGCGTTTACTCGATTTTTATGTGTCGTCGGATACGCCGTCGTAGATTTTAATATGATAATAATATAGACGGAATCTTGTTTGGTTGAATTGTAGATGAACACAATCATAAATACGATAGAGGACGCTGTTGTATCATTGTTATACGCAATTCGTGAGTTATTATCACCGATTTTTAACAAATATGCGTCTTATTTGAAATACGCTGATTATATCATCTATGGATCATATGGAATATTATTATTAGGGTTTTATACTACTCTACCTGAGTATATTCCTATATTGCGAAACTTCTTATTATATACTGCTGTAATTATACTGATACTTCGTTTTAATACTATATCATGGAACAACCCCAAATTCGCGATACTTGGCGGAAGTAAATTTAGTGAAATTGATCGGCGTCTTATCATGTATGCTTGTGTATTCATTCTGATTACACATATTGTATCAGAAACAATTATTCAATATACACAAAAACAAATCGGAAAGAGAATCGTACAACCAGTCAGTTCGGTTAGCAGGGAGTTTATTCACCCAGTTTTCGATGATATTATTGACGGTATCCGTGGCGAGAAGTGACGCGTCGATGAATTGATAAAAAAATTGAATTGTTTTTATCAATAAATAAAGTAAGCATCGAACGACGACGACGAACACAATCAAAGAATGTCTGGAGGTGGAAACGGAAGTTTACTGCAACGAGCAAGTGATGATATACAAAAGGAACTGGATACAATGATGGCGATTCTCGAAGACAATCAGAGCAAAATTTCGGAAGGTGAGTATTTACGCGGAATGAATGCGCTCGGTTCTTTACACAAACAAAAGCGGACGGTGTTGGCCAGCCGGCGACCTGGCGATATGTTGCGCTGTTGGATGACGTTGGATCAAATCGAAGAAGAGGATGAGGACCTTTACGAAGAAATCATAGAGGTTGCGGATGATATTGTCGTTGAACTCTGTGGCGATGAATCCACCATTTACAATAATGATCACAATCTCGTTCATCGTGGCGAAGAACGCGAGATCTTTCAGTTGCTCATGAATTACAAGCCAGAAGAGGGAAATGCTGGCTACGAAACGAGCCCAATGGTACTTCATCATGCGATACAGGTTATTATGTCGCGACTCTTTGATGACACATTTCATGAACTGGAGGTTGTTCGGCCGGTAAGTTGCCAGTGTGGATGGCGTGGTGCGCAAGGCAACTGGGACCGACATATCTCGAATGCACGTCATCAAAGATGGGTCAACAAACAGCGTCAAGAGAATTTTGAAGGGGCTTTGGCGAAAGCTCGAGAGATCATCATTGCACGGCGCGAACAAGGACTCGTTTACATCAATGAATTACATGCAACTCCTGCTACAAAGGTGGCGACCGAAGAAGCAGTGGCGGCGGCGGAGGCGGCTGGAGATCGAGTTGTATTCATGAATGCAGATGGACGCCTGTCATGGTTTGCGTAAATTATCGATTTCGCATTGTCTTATTACGCATATTGTTTACTGCTGTATTCTTGTCGACATAAAATATATGCCCGGTGGAATTTGGGCGCGAGCTTCGCGAGGACACATTTTTTTTAGATGTTTTTATTTTGCGTCTTTTATGCGATGGTCCTCGTAATGGACGTATCGGCTGTGGAGGTCCCTCTCGGAAAAACTGCTGAAGATTGTATAATATATATTTGCTGATGATTTCGTCAATTTCTCTCGGATTTAGTTTTCGCTGAACCTCCCGTGCATCATAATCGGATAGTTTCGCATACTTCATAAAGAGATTATGAATCTCGATCGAGAGAATTTGTTTTTTTGCGGACGAGGACATACCTGGCGTAATGGACGGTACGTGGAATTTATCGAATACATCCCGAAATAATGCGCTATTTAAAAAACGGACAACGAATAATTCAAAT